CGCGGTTGCCGCTGCACCACCAGCCGTGTATTTAGATGATCCGAAATGAGGGTTCTGATTATTGTATCCCGTCTGACCTTCCCAGTTGACCAGTAGCTCATCGTAAACGGTTGTTGATAAAGTAGCTGAATTTAAAAAGGAGGTCATGTAGTCTGTACTCACCGCAGTGATGTCAAAGTCCTCTATTCCCGTGACGGTAGTAAGCGAACAACCAGTGAACATATTCCGCATATCTGTCACATTGCCAGTATCGAAAGAAGACACATCAAGCGATGTGATAGACGAGCAGCCATCGAACATCTTCCGCATACTTGTCACGCTGCTAGTGTCAAAACCGCTTAGGTCTAACGATGTAAGAGATGAACACCCTGAGAACGTATAGTACATCGCATAGCTAGCATTAACACCGCTGGTGTCAAAGTTGCTTAGGTCTAACGATGTAAGAGATGAACAACTGCGTAACATCTCGCGCACGCTTGTTGCACTGCTAGTGTCACAATCCCCAGCATCAAACGATGTCATGTTGCTGCATCCCTTGAAGCTCCCGAAAAACGAAGTCCAACCAACGCTTCCCAAATTAGTTACACTTTTGACCTTAGCCCTGTCACCTGTGCCGTTAAAATATATATTCGGAAATGTTCCGCTAATACTAATGTCATAGTCGTCTGCTGTCGCATAAGTGTGGGTAAGATCAGCATCATCGTAGGCAGTGATTGCTGATGTGCTTTCGTCTCCCCAATCAACTGTAGCGTCGAATGTTCCTGAGTTATTACACGGTATAGTGAACGTCTCGCTGGACGTTGTGGTTGTTACCGTGAAATCAAAGTTGTCATTTGTGGTAGGAGCAGGAGCTAAAACCTTTCCAGAATTATAAAGCGCTGTGCGTTCGCTGGAGCTTAATGCAATTGACCAGAAACCTAGATGTGTAACGTCGGCTATGATGGAGCCGCTGCTGTTGTGCGCTAGCTGTCCAATGTAGCTGTTTTTGGCATTAGTCAACGCACCCGTAACCGATGAAACGTCCTCGCTGTCATATTGCACGTTGTTTACATATGTTACTAGCGTGGCATCGGCTGTGAAAACCATCATGTAATGCGCCCAAGCATCTGTCGCTACACCAGTAGACGTGTTGGTGTCTCCGACCGTTGTTGTGCCGTCACAAACCGCATTGTAGCGAACATAGGTGTCGCTATTAACTTTGCGCAAACAGATCTGGTATCCTGCGTCAGAGGCCGTAACATTGTGTCTTTTTGAAAAAATGCCACCTGTATTATAGTTTCCCATAGAGCTACTAACTTTAGCCCAGAACGATATAGTAAAATCCTCTCCATCACCAACATCAAAATCGGCATCATCAGTACGAGAAAAGTATTCACCCGCTGGTCGATCAAGCGTTCGGACATTTACCGTTTCCCCGCCGATGGTTCCCGTGGTTGAAGCCACCGTTCCCGTCTCGGTAAATGTCTTACTGTTCCCGCTTGAGTCCAAAGCATCACCAGAGGACTCACCGAGTTTGTAAAATCCAACCAATCCAGTTGATGGGAAAGTGGACCCGCCGCCGCCGCCTGAATACGATCTGCAATAACCGCCTCTGCCACCATTGGCTGTACTCCATGTCGGTGTTGCATCAGCCTTATCTGTTTCAAAATTTGTTGTGTTGTAGGAACTACCAAGGGTGAAATTATAATAATTTGAAGCATCCCCAGTAGTTGGGGTTTTCATTACAAAAAAGTATTTAGTACCAGAAGCAATCGCTTGTCCTGCAAAATCAAACGCCACAAATCCTTTAGTTGCACTGACTGCAGATGCGGCAACTGTGGTTGTAGATGTAGCCAATAGGGCATCGGGCGTTTCCGACCCAGCAGATCCTGTAGCCGACCAGATTTCTGCTGTTATAGTGTCTCCACCTGTCCCTGTTTTCTTGAGATGAAACTCTAGGCGGGTAGCCGTGTAGGAGCTGGCTGGTGCAACTAGTGTTCCAACGTATGTAGATGATGCTGCCTTCGACCACCCGTAGTCGGCTGCGGAATCATCTGCAAATGTTTCTTCAAGCGTGTAGCTACTTGCCGCAGCAGCAGGTTTTAAACTGGATTTCCAGCGTAGCATTATAGCTTCTCGTACTCAGATTGGAAAGTTACAGTAAGATCGCCAGCATCAGCTTTAGCTAGTGCGTTTTCCTCAGCAAGGAAGCAGTTTTTGATATGGGTGCTAACTAGAGAAACCATTTCGTTCCAGTCCTCTAGGGTGTTGTGACGAAACTGTTTTTGCCACTCCTCAACTTGAACCTCAATCTCGTTTTCCTCTTCGTCTTCGTCTGAGTAAGTGACGGTTACTTTTTTGTCCATTTTCCAGCTAGCGTAACCAAGTGAAGATGGATCTGCGTTTAGCATGGACAACACCGAGGTCATCTTAACCTGGCTGTTATCGTCTGTTCCTATGAGCCAAAGATCAAAGTTCTGATCTAGCCACTCAACGCCAGCTTGCTCCTTGTCCCAGCGATCTGAAGTGATTGAGTTCTTAAGCCTATTTATTGAGACTTCTTCGCTAAAACTTACAACCTCCCATGACCGAACCCACCAGCCTTCATAGCGCAGCTCGAATACTGGATTCAGGTTTTGCAAAATTGGATTGTATTCCGGTTTGGCGTCAATCTCATATATATAGCAGTCAAAACTAGATAGTATCGCAGTATTTAAGGGGTTGGGAAAACTAACATTAGGGTTATCCCGCCTTAGGCGAGCCTCTGAATACTTAACGGGCTTTCCGTTCTTTATTTTTAGTATATTCATGATGCTACCCCCGATGCCATTCCGTACAGCGTGCTATTAACTTTCCAAACGACTATAATGTGTTCGTTGGTTGTGTCTAATGTTGGAGCCGATCCGCCGACCCATTCCATAGTAGGCCATGTTGCGGTTGATCCAGATCCGTCATCAATGCTCAACGTGATTGACTCGCCATCCGCAAGCGAATCTGTGAATGTCACGTCACCCGAAAATGTCAGTCGTTGGATCGTCCCGTTTGCTGGATCAAGTGCGGTTGAACCAGTAACCCCTGTTGTGTTTACGGCCTTTTCAATAATCTCGCCGTTAATGTCTATAGACCCGACCGTGACCCCGTTTGTCGTTGTTGCCCCTCGGCCCGTAACCGAATCTAGTGTGTCTGCTTCAGCCGTAAGGTAGGTTCCCAGGTCCGATATATCTGATTCCGTAATTGGGTCTACTGTAATAGCTTGCCCTGCCAGGCTGAGATAGGTGCCAGAACCAGTGAGCGTTACATCTGTGCTATTGTCCGTACCAGCCGCATCTACGCCTAGTGTGGTGCGACCAGCCGACGCATCGGCGTCATCTACTAGGCTAGCCCCAAATGTGCTAATCGTTGTGCTTGCGGGTAGTGACAATGTTTTAATGTCAGCATCAACTTCGCTGTCCATCAACGCTCCGGCTGAAGTCACGTTAGTTGTGCTTGTTACGTCGGCATTGTCTTCAACATTAGACAGCTTTGTTATGTCACCCGCCGTAGTAAACTTCTTAGTTGTAGAGGCGTCAGATATGTCATCAGCATCCAAAACCACTGCACCAGTTTGCGTATTAACTGAGTCTACAGCAGCCGCCTCCCTGCCCATGAACACCCAAGCCGACCCATTCCAGCGATAAAACCCTGCGGGATACCCAGTGGTTGCGGCAACAACTAGATAAACATTGCCTGACGTTGCACCTCCAGGCAGACTAGCATAATTTGCAACCTCACCTTTAATTTCAGGGATTTGAGTAGCCTTGCGAACGCCTTCGTCCACCTCTGGGCCAGTATAGGAACTATTGTATGCCATTATTGTCTTACGTTAAATGCTTCATTGGTTAGCCCAACATTGTAGACTTGGTGTCCACCTGCCCCGTCGCTTACGTTGTACTGCTGGTATGCCGCAGCAACAGCCTCACCCCCCAATAAAAGGGAAGTAACAAAGGCTTTAACTTTAACTATAGTTGCAGACATTAGAGCCTAGCTGCTATAAGTGGCGTAGCTGTGGTTCCCGTTGACAAAATGTGGGTTCCCTGTACTGGGTGATAGCTGTTAGCTGCAACGGGTATGGTGACATTTGTCTGTCCACCACCTGGGCTGACTACGACGTTTCCAGCCGTACCTCCCACGTAGATCCATTGAAACTTAGCATCAGTAAATACCCTGTTTGTGTCGTGAGGGCTTACGGTTTTGTAAACTTCTGCTGGTGATCCTATTGTTTGTGCCATAATTAGTTTTGGTTGTTATGGGGAATGTGGCGTATTATACCACAATACCCTGTAATTGTCAAGTAAAAAGTTGCTTAATCGTATGTTTGAACGCCAAAAGCCGACTCGCTAAATCTCGTTTCTGCCTGACTCTTAAATGTGTCGGCAACGATTGCCTGTGTCTGTAGAATTTTAGCCATTGTTATTTGTCAAATGAACTTACTCCAACCCCCATAAACGCCCCAGCAAACGCACCCCCAGCCATTATTGCGTTATCTTCTTCAACCCAAGTATCCACAGCTTCCTGAACGGTCAACGGTACAGTGGCATCTAATGTTGTTTCGACCAAAGTTCTATCCTGCCCGACAACATCTTTCCCTGTCAAAAGTTGGGCAGGGATAGTGACGGCTGGAGATAGCTTATATTTTGTAAAATCCATCCCAGCAGACAATATATCAATATCGGTTTTCCCCCTGTCGAATCTTTGAACGCCAGCCATTACTGGCTGCATTACCAACCTTGCTGGTTGTAAAAATGACCCCCAAATATCAATTCGAGTATTCCCGTATATTATTTTTCCAAAATCCGAGTCCTCTGGGTCTGTTCCGACATCAAAGCCAGCCAATGCTGCTAGCATTAAAATTGTACCGCCAACAGATGTAAATGCCGCAAAATCCTTAGCTATCTCATTTCTAACTGGCTTGTTTTCCCAGTTTTGAACAAGCGTGAACGGAGCCTGAAAGCGACTAATTGCAAACCTTGGGGCAAAGAAAACGAAAGACGCTCCCTGCGCAGCGGCAGCCGCCTTCCCCAGGTTGCCCCTCCCTGACGCTTTGTTTATATAGTCGGCGAATGCCCTTAAATCCGCTATGTTTGCGTCTGGA